TTGCAGCAATCGCATTCCAGGCACTATCTTCATACACATATCCACCTGTTCCACCAATAGCCACAGAGATAGCATTCAGAGCATCTATATTGTACACATGCCCACCCGAAGCACCAAGCAAAGTGCAGATTTCGTTTAATGCGTCAATGTCGTAGGTATGCCCTCCCGTTCCTCCCTGAGCGATACAGATAGCGTTTAATCCTAATATGTCATAGGCATATGTCCCGCCCGCAAGTGTGTTGATTGAATCTATTGAGTATCCCATGATTTATTTATTTAAACCCATGATGTGCCGTTCCATGTCTGTGTGTGAAATCCTGACGTATCGCAGTATATTCGCTTGTCGTTTGTTGTGTTAGTTCCTAATGTCTGCTTGAAGTATACATATTGCCCCATCTTAAATACTTGGTCTGATTCTAATTGCAAAGTATGGTCATTTAATACTTTAACTTTATTACCAAGTTCAGCATGATTACCGCTTGCTGACTCAGCATGAAGACCAACCCCTGAACCAGAAGCCAACGCATTGACACCAATCCCGCTCCCCGTATCGCCCTGAACACCTACCTGAGTATTTGCTACTCCATTTACGGCTACTCCTGTATCGGAATCAGCGTAAACAGAATCATTTGCAGCTGCAGGGCTGAGAACATAGATACCACCGCCAGAATCGGTACGCTGCCATTTTTCAGTACTTGGCAATGTATTAGAAGCCCCGCCTCCTGTGGTTGTTCCGTTCTGTGATGTTGTGCCAAGTTCTCCCGATGTTATGCCGGTATAGTTGGAACTTAACTCCATCAGCTTTCCGTCGTATCTGTTTTCATTAGCGTAATAAGTGCCGCTTACCCATATCCAAATTCCTGAATCAAAGGAATGACGGTTTAATAAATTTATCTCTCCATAAAACGAACCCTCGTAGAATCGCTTTGCCTGACCTAAGTCTTTTGCAATTTCTATACATCTGAGTTCATGGATGGGATAAAAATCAGTCCCATTCTTTGACCATTCCACTGAGTTTACTGAACTGCCTGAAGTGTTTAGTACCTTGATATGTGAAGTGTTGAATGTATTAAATCCATCGCCTATTATTGTTCCGTCAAGTTCATTAACAAATTCAGTTCCCTCACCTATTTTTGCAAAATATCCTTTCTTGCCCAACATTTCACCATCTAAACCTATTGTCATCTTCCAGTCATTCTGAAAGGTTACGGTAACCGTTGTAGTATGTCCTCCGGTTGAATCTGTCCACGGTGTAAATGTTCCCGCCTCTTCAATCTGAGCATACATAACCTCAAAAGTGATAGTCTCATTATCGGATGGCAGTGATTCTGTATCTAAGGCTATTGAATTATTTAATGTAATATTATTTGTGCTTAGTATCGCAAAAATTGCAGTAGGTGGCATCTGAATTGTACTTGCAGCAGCATCCCATGTATAGGTTATGGTACCGTCAGAATTAAAAGTCTGTTTCAGATACAATGCCCCTGCCATTATTCGCAATCCAACCCTTACAACAAACTCCTTCCCTGGGTGTCCTGATGGCCCTGAATGGACTATATTAGCAGCAAACGACCCCTCTAAGTGAATTGTTGAACCCGCTTTAGTAACCCCGCAATCATGAACAACTGATGTAAACGTATTGTTTACAATCGGGTTCGGAGTAATAGGAGTAGGCAATAAAGACTCCCCAAATGGTGATGAATTATATTCGTATTGAGCCGTAACCTTGCTTGAGCGGGTAAGATTGGAAAATATACCACCTGCAAATCGGTCTGGTATAGGTGCGAAATCATCAGGAGCCCACGGTGAGAATGCTAAATGTGTACTAAATTCATTAAGTGAAGAATTGTAATAGTAAACATATGCTACAAAATCAGGATTAGCGTATTCCATCATTTGCGTAACAACATACCTGCCGTTTAACTGATAGATACTAAGGTTCCACGTTGACAGAATATTATGCAGAATATCCCTGTAATTCATTCCTTTAATAATCTGATATTCGTCAGCCCGTTGGAATGCTTTTACCTCAAAACCTGTGTCCTGTAAAGCGTCATCAGTAGCCCTGTCGTCGTTCTGTTGTGATTCGTACCACATTTGAGAAACGATTAAAAACGGGTCATTTGTTGGGATTAAGATATTCCCTGTCATGTTCTTAACCGCAAGGTAAAACCAATGCAACGAACATTTCTGCGGCTCAGAGTCTACAGGCTCGTATAATATATTTTCAAGATACCCGAATCCATCATCTGCCACTATTGTTAGATAGTCAACAGGTGGAACGGTTGAAGAGTCCGGCAAAGTAATATTTTCGGTATTGATAATACCATGCCAATGCCTTATGTAATTATCTCCATAGCCTGACCACTTTTCAATCAATAAATAGTATTCTGCAAATTCAGAATCTATAATATCCTGTGCAAGCTGGCGGGCTGCATAATCGTTGATAAGTTCTATTGTAACTTCTGACGGTATGATAGATTTGTAAATGCCATCCTGCGGACCGTCGTACTTCAAAGAAAATCCTAATGCAGTCGGGTGTATAGTAGCGGCGGAACCAGAATAACCCAATTGATAGAAGCCTACCCGATACCGAATATTTCCCTCGTTGGTAAAAGTGTATTGATACTTAGCATTAGCCATTGCCTCTCCTTTTGCTTAGATACTGACCTCGTTTTGAAGCTAAATAAATATCTCCCGCCCTTATGACTGCGTGTAATTGTCCATTCCCACCGCTACCGTTTGCCATTGCAAATAACTGAGCTTGTTGTGAAGCGTTCAGAATCATCTCCCCTGAGTTAACCCGTGCCGTCACGCTATCGCCTGAGAAATAATTGCCCCCGACAATACCACCCCCTGCGAACTTTGGCAGATTGGCGAATATGGCTTGTATCCCTGCAATACCTACGAGAGCCATTGCAAGACCAGGTATACCGAATTTTGCATTACTTGAAGCCTGTCCCGCCATTGCTTCGGCTAATCTCGCCTGAATAACCTGTCTTATGCCTCCAAGCATAGCCTGAACCATTCCCTTAAATGATACCTCCCCTGTTGCTGCCATCGTTCCAAGAGCCTCACCCATAGCCCCAAATGCGTCAACTCCAGCCATTGAAAGCGTTTGCATATCTCTGAGTTGGGCATTCATCTCTTTTAGTTGCTCTACGTTCATAGCCCCGCTTAATGCTGAACCACCGGAACGCTTCTGTAAAGCACCACCTTTATTTGACCAAATAGATTTACTTGAAGCAGAAGCCATTCCGGGAGCCAACCCTGCACCCATATAACCTGATGCTCCAGCCCTTGCATTCATCTCGTTGAAATACTGCTGATCTAATCCTGAATCAGGTCGCATGTCCTCAGACAGTACTTTAATAACTGACCAATAAGCCTCTTCAGCTTTTGCACCGTCTTTAGCAGCATCATTTGATCCTTTTCTGCTTTTTGTCCATTGTTCTTGTGCAGCAGCCATATCTTTTAGCATCCCAACTGCTCCGGTTAGGTCATAAGTTGCACCTTCTACAGGAGTAGACATAGCGTCATTTCGTATGCCTTGAGCATCAAGCGAAGAAGACCATACCGCTTGTAATGCCGAGTTACCAGAACCAAGCGAAGCAAATGACGCTAATTTCTGCCAAAATCCCTCAGAGCGGTTTATGTTATTTATACCATCATTAAGAGCATCGAACAAAGGATTAATAACGTCAGCTAACAATGAACCGGCAGACTCTTTGAACTCATCCCAGTTAGCAGTTAATTTCTCAAGTGCGGTTGCTGAATTAGCCGCAAAGTCCTTGTACTTGGTATTGATTAAATCAATAGCCCCGCCATTACGTAGCTGAGTTTCTGTTAGTGTCCCGAATTGAGAATCTACTCTTGTTAATCTTCCGGCGGTCCCGTTTAGTGTTCCGTTAATCTGAAGATATGCAGACTGTAAATCCTGACCTGTTAAACTTGACCAGTTAATCGTAGCCTCGGTTATCTTTTCGATTTCCTGCCGTGTTCTGCCTGACTGAGCCGCTAACGTTTGAATGCCTTGTATAGCATCGTCTGCTATACCTGTTGTGGATTGAAATTTGGTCGCTTGTTTAGTGAGTTCGTTGAACTCTGATGTATTGCCCTTGAGCGCGAACAATAACCTCTTATTTGCCTTCTCCTGAGCTTCAAATGCCATGAAAGAGTCCTTAGCGAACTTCAAAGCAGCAGCACCCATACCGATATAGGCAGCCGTAGCCATTGCCCCCATTTTATTGACGGCAGACCCGAAACCCGAAACATCTGATTTGCTCTGCTCGAATTTCTTCCTTAGATCCGAATTATCAGCCGAAAGTTTAATTACAAGTTCTTCAGTAGTCATATCAGTTAGCCCAGGCTTTATTCATTATTTCGTACTGCTTTTTTGTCATCAACCTCTTTTTTGTCCTTATCTGCTTTGTGTCTTCAAGCGGTAAGAATCTTTCAATCGGTACAGGGTCTTTAGAGTTGGCGCAATATGTTATGTATGCTCCAAATCTACCTATCTTCCATTGCTCAAGTAACCTCTTACCATAACCTTGCAGATGATTATCAAGTTCCCTGTATGTCAGCTTCCAAAATTCACTCGGTGTAATCCCTGCCTCTGAAGCAGATTGCATCAGTTCATCTATGGTCAGGCTTTTTTTTTATCTGCATTTTCCTTGACTTCTTTTGCCTGTGAATTGGCTTGCGTTGCTGCATTAATGACCCTCAGCACTTCTTCAGCTCCGGCTTCTTCCATCCATTCGCCTATGTCGTATACGTTATAAGTAATAGACCGTTCTGCCTGAGAGTCATACGACAAAGCAGCGCAGAATATCATATCACGAATAGCCGTTACATTTGACGGATTGGCAAAGAACTCAGTAACCTGATCCTCGGTCAGATTGTGCATCTGGCAAAATAGATACCTCGCATTAATATTGAATTTAAGCGTCTTCTTTTCGCCTTTGAATTTTATTTCAACTTGTCCGAACATATTACGAAGCTCCTATTGTATTTTTCTCAACTACTCCGCTGGATTTAAATGACCCTTTGAATGTCGGGATGGTATCATTTTTGCCTGAAATAGAAACATTTGTGATTGCTATATTGCAAGTATAATAAATACCTCCAGAAATTGTTTCTCCTATTTCAGCCGCTACTAAACCACCGTTATCGAGAATATTATCTATTATATCCTCGACCGAATATGTGCCTGAAACATCGTACATACCATCAAATGAGCCGGACATACTCCTAACCCCTGCGGTGCCGTGTAATTCTTGCCAACCCAATGAATCCTGAGTTGTAGTATTTTGATAGTCCTTCTCTATTGTGAAGTCCACAGAGTTTGTTGAGCTTAAAGCAACAGAATTTACCTTAATTCTCATGAAATTTCCATCAATTTTAGCCATTTTATTTAGTTTTAGAGTGTGGTATAAAATAGTGTTAGTGAGTACCGTAATGTTTTTATGTACAAAATGTGAGTGTCTGTGCGTTCTGTTGATGTGCTGATATTATCAAGCACAAATACGGGTGTTGTATATCCTGAAACAGTAGGCGCAGGTCTTACCAACAAGTAGGTGTTGATAGCATCTGATATTAGGTCGGATTGTCTTGATCCACCGTCTTCACCGGTAAATCCTGTAACTATAACAACATCTATCTGGCAGTCGTACCCGAACTCATCCTGATTGTTATTCGACCTAACTGATTGATTAGTCAGCCAAACAAAAGGATAAGAAGCATTATCAGGGACACGGTCATAAACGGCATAACCTAAATGAGCTATACGGTCATAAATCATTTTCCTGACAACTGCTGACGGATCTTTCATTTGTTAGCTATTACTCGTTTAAACAAAGATACCATTTTATTATTAAATTGCCCTTTGTAATCGGACCATGTTATGTAAAAAAATGGTCTTGCCTTTATTCCTTTTTTTGCTATGCTTCTCTGAATTACAAAAATAGGCACATCTATTCCTTTTCTTTGCGCCCACCTTTGTAAAGGTTCTGCTGGTGGGTATGTGCCTGGTCTTCTCCCATACTCAATTATTGAACTATGTAACGTATTGCTTCTAACCTCTGCCTGTAATCCTGAGTGCTGAGAGTGAATGCCTTGTTTTGCCTGTCCCGTGTCAATACCTCCAACACTTTCAAGCCGTTGCTTTACTTTAGTCTCCAATACCCGTGCCTGAACATCCAAGAAATCACTGAATTTTGCTTCAATGTTCTTATCTATCGCTGATAGTTTTGTCAGCAATCTCTGAGCAGATATGGAGTCTATTTCAATCATGCAAACGGGGATTTGTGAAATTCGATGATTGCACGTCCTGTTGTATTGTCTGTTCCTATTCCTGTCATGAATAATTTTAACTCATCACCAACATACCTGCGAGAGTTACCAACTATATTGTAAAATATTTCAGGCCCAATAATAGCATCACTATATAGTAATCCCAAACTAACACCAAGTATTCCATCGCCTTCGCTTGAAATGCAATTGACAAGAGCAGAATTAATTGTATATGTGTATGGTATATTGGTTATGTCTATTCCAGATATCTGTATATCAGTTGTAATCACCCCCGTATCCACAAGCAGAATATCAGGTTCAATCCCTGTCGGTAAGGTATCACCGTTCATAATTGTTAGGCGACCTGAAACAGGCTTGAGAACCGAAGTAGTTACCGCAATAAGATACCAGTCTTTATCGGTCACCTTATAAAATGTTCCCCTCTTTAATCCGCTTGAGCCTATCAAAGTAACAAGGTCGGCTAAAAGTATATCTGTGTTTATTGATCTCATAGGTCTATTGTTAATTGTTCATTATCATCAGTGGATAATCCTACCTTATCATCATCTCCAAGCTCTTCAGCGGTTGGTGAGTGTGGTACTATTACGTTATAATCGAATGGGAAATCAATTATAATAGGTAGTTCAACCCCTTCAATGGATTCGTAATATGTCAATCCATCATTTATTATGTTGAAAGTACCTGGACCGGTTATCTTTTGGACGCTTGCCGGATCAACATGAAGTACGTAGTAATTACCTACTTTAAAAATCGAATCCGTATCAGCCTCAAATCCATCAATAAATATCTGAAACAGATTTGTAGCAGGTCCCTGCATTTCAACTGAGAACTTTATCCTGAGATAATCCCCTGTTAAATCAGTACCGGCTTCTACAATAACAGGAACGTTACTCAATGCAGCAGCCTCTTTATAACCCATCTGAAAGTCCATCCATACGTGTTTACCGTCTGAATCTCTTACAGGTGCATTGATAGCCATTATTTTTCCATTCCACAAAACCCGATGCTGAGAAGTAGGAAGTAATCCGTCCTGATAAAGGCAATAACACGAATAGTTAATTGTCCCTGCATTCTGTCCATTTCTTAACAACTCAGCCTCTGACATCTGGCGAACAGAACACCATAAAGCAAAGTCCTCAGTCCATACAGTTGAGAATCCCCCATAGGTGTCAGCCGTCTTAGTACCCTTTTGGAATACTAATCTATGCCTCATATCGCCTATTCTTTTCATCAGTAACCTAAGTTTCGTGTCATTATCTGTAATTCAGCAAGTACATCAGGAGCCATCAGCGGAGCGTCATCATCGCCCCTGTGCAGGTAATCAAATGCAGCCTGTTTTAAAATCAGTTGTTTCTGGTCTTCGGGAATGGTTGTTTCACCAACCGTGTACTTGATTGAAACGGTATAACCTATCCCGCCAGTGTATACAATCGTAGTATCAATAAGCGAATAATCACCAACATCAGCAGTTGTTAGTGTTCCGTCAGTATCGTAGTATTTTACTTCATCAATTGTTTTAACAGGTGAGTACGGCAAATCCAATTCACCGGAATCTGGAAACTTCAGGATATAATTCAGCGTTCGGGTTGTTATCCCGATACCTGTATACCGTTCAATCTTAACCCTTGCAGCCTTGATTAAGGATAATAGTAAAGTATCCTGAGCAGCGGAATCAAGCGATAACCAGTCCCTCAGTTCTGCTGCGGTACATGGTTCGGCAACGGCATCGGTTATAATATCGAGTGTCATTTTTTCTTGCTTTTAGTTTTCATATTCCTGAAATCGGGTTCCTTTTCTTCCTTGACGGTAGCAAATCCAGATTCTACTAATGTGGCAGCCTGTGAATCGGAAAGATCCAATTCTTCTCCGGTCAGGACCATTCCGAAACCGTATGCAAAATTTCGTGTTGCTATGACTTTCATCGGTTGAAATGTGGGTTATAATCGTTTATGATTTGTTTCATCCACTTCTCGAAATTGTTCAATTCGTTAATGTTTCTGACCTCGTATTCCTTTGCCTTTGAAATCATTCTCAAAGATAACTCATTATAGGTCTTTTTATCATCAAGAATTAAAATATCTTCTATGTATTTATCTACGTTCCACCCTGAATAAATACCGCAATCCCCAAGAGCCTCCATGAGTCCAGGTGTGTCATTGCATAAAACAGGGATACCGCTGCACATTGCTTCTACCGCTACCCTTCCGTAACTCTCATAGATTGACGGCATCAGCACTATCCTTGACATCGCATAGATTTCTTTGATATTGCTTGTATGTGGTATGTATGTCAGATTTGGAAGCGAAGCTTTGATTTGGTCACCGTAATGACCAATAACGCCTAAAAATTGTCTGTCCGGCATTTGTTTTGCCAATTCAACAAGTATTTTACCGCCTTTATTCTCGTTGCAATTGATAAGGGTAATGTATTTTTTTGTTGATTTAGTGTGATAGTCATCAAACCATATCACAGGATGCAAGGTAAAACCGCTTCGATATCCACGTTTAACCATTGACTCAGCCATCCAATCGGTATTATAAACCATGTGGAAATCCTGTTTAACCTCTGTTAATCGGTTAGTGAAGTCATTATGGCAAACATGAATAATTGGTTTACGCCATGTCTGAGAGCAGTTCCAGGCTTTACCTGCTCTTCCAAGATGGGTGATTACAATGTCTGACCATAAATATTGGTCGTGGCGATTCTGAAAAGTATCAGGCAATACCTGAACTCCATCATATACATACTCATTTTGTGTCTCAGTAAGAACCACGCATTTATGACCTGATACAACCATCCATTTCAGAACTGCGTGCATATACCATTCAGCCCCTGCGTTATGCAGCGGTGGGTAAGCGTGAATATGGGTTAGTATGTTCATACGAGATATTTACCTGATTCCCTCAAAGAGTAAGTTACGTTCATTTGTCTTATGTCGGACCATCCATCCAATTGAAAGGCTATCATAGGCTTAACAACATAGCAGTTATTTTGTGGTTGTACGTTCAATCTCAGCCACTCATCAAATATGGAATCCGTTTCGGGATTGTAATTCGACTTAATAAACTCAATACATTTCTTACTGAACATAACTGCGTGAGTGGTCCATGCGTCATATACCTTATTCAGATGTTCCGAGACAGGGCTGCACTGCATTCTTATATTACAACCCAAATACATAATATCATAGTCCTTTGGTAGTTCATTTACCGCCTCATCGAATATTTTGCGTGCATCGGGTTCAAATACGCAATCATCCTCAAGGATTAGAATATCATTTTGGGATGTGGTTATAGCCTCAAATATGCTTTTATTGTACCCCTTTTCGCCTCCTTCATAGCAGTTGAAACGGTTCGGTTCAATGCCAAATTCAGCGCATTGGTTAAGCATATGACCCCATCGGTCAATGTTTTTGGCAAGGTTTAATATTTTGTGGTTCATAATTTTGTTTTAAAATTAGGGGACAGGCATTTACCTGCCCCCTGTCGCAATCAAGCGTTGTTAGTAAAACAAGTATTATGCGCTGCCCTTAGCAAGTGCAGAAGCGAATGTACCATAACAGAAAGCGGTAGACTGATAAGTTACCAAAGCTAGTCTTTCCTCAATCACTGCGGTAATCAGGTTATAGATGGCATCATCTTCGTTCTGGTCGTACAGAGTTACATTGGCAGCCTTGCGGTCCCAAATCTGTGCGCCCATGTTGAAGTCCCCAACAAGGAAATCTCCGGCGGTCATCGCAGGAGTGATAACAATCTGGCAACCGTTGATAGGCAGATTACCTCCGCCCCATAATTCGCTGATAAGTTCCTTAGTTGTTGCCCTGAGCTGACGCAGTTTCATTGCATCGGTAGGGTGCAGCAGGATAAGGTTTGGAGTCATGTTTGCAGCCTGTACCTGAGTAGTAGCAGCATCCAAAACCATCAGCATATCTACGGCAGAATCGGCAAGTACGTCAACATAAGCAGCAGCAGAAACGGTCAATCCCTTAATATCGGATGAACCTGTACCATAAAGCAGTTTTGTGTCTTCGGCCTGTTTCAGTAATTCAATCCAGCGGGTAGTGAGGTAGGAAATAAACATAGGCATATCCTCAAGAATCTCTTCTGAGAATTTGATGTATGTTGCAATCTTCTCAATAGCCCACTTGGTAACGGCAGGTGTAAAGTCGCTCGGTGGTTTCTTTCCTGCTTCAGCAACACGGGCGATCCCATTTGTGGTTGCGGATTCATAAGGCATCCATACATAAGGAGCTGAAGTAGTTCCAACTGGGAGCAAATCACGTACGTGAATCCTGCGACCCGGTACAAACTGGAACGGAGTGAACTGAGGCGCAATGGTATCGGCAACCCTTGAAACGGTCCCGGCTACCTTTGTATTCATCAGATCGATTCCCTTCAGGTCAAGTTTACCGCCTCGTTTTGTTTCCTTGTAAGTGGTAAGAAACTCAGCATTCTTGACAACGTGAGCAATCTGTTCATTCAGCGGTGCATCCTGATTGGGTACATTTGCCTTCTGAAGTTTCAGATCTAGTTCATCAGCCTGTTTTTGGAGTACATCGAATTTAGTCTTGAACTTTTCCAGTTCAGCCTTCAGTTCGGTTTCTGAGAGTTTACCCTCTTCCATCTGCTTGATCAGAGGGTCCACGATAGCATTCATTTTCTGTTCAACCTTAGCCGCTTCTTTAGCAATAAGGTCGAGTTCTTCCTGTGTCATTTTCTTAGATTTAGAGATTTGTAAAAATTGTTGATTATCTCTACTTCTGGAACGCAGGGAGTAGCATTTTGCTCCGGCTCAGGTTCGCTGGTGCGGAACAATGTCTTT